AAACCTTAAACTACGTTCTACCTGGTACGCTTTCTTTCCTGCTAAAAAGAAAGGTGATGGACTTCCTATACTGCTCATTATGTTGGTACTTTAAAATCGCCAATAAACTGTGCAGAAATTTTAGTAGATGATCGAGCAATCCATGCAATCATATCAATCGCTCCAGCAGTAGTAGATAAAACTGGTAAAGCTCCATCTGAAAACTCCCAATAGTTTTCGTATGATAGTAATTTGCTACCACCAGTTCCTTGAGTTATAAACAAAACACCTGATTGTCCAGCGACTAAAGTTGTAGGATTTTTTAAAACGCTAGTACCTGTTAAGGTCATTGAAAAATTATTAGCTGTCTGAAAATCTAAAGTTATATCACCTGTCTTATTTCCTAAAGCAGAAACTTCTCCAATAGTTCCTTTTGTCGTAACTCTACCGTTACCACCAGCACTTCCACCATTATCAAAAACAAGGGTATTGATCCCACTTGTCTCATGCTTTATGTTGGCAACTTTTAATGTACTCATGGTTAATCAGCCTCCTCTGCTGTGTTTCCCTGTGCTACCCATTCTAGATATTGTTGGTAATCGGTGTTTCCTTCGCATTTAGGAATACAAGTGATAGTTCCATCATCCTCTATTCTTGTTATTGCTGTTACAGGCATAATTGTATTACCATCCATGTCGAGCATATCTTTATTTAGTTTGTAACGTGTTGCCATAATTAAAGCTCCGCAGAAAAGGACATAACAAGACCATTAGCATTTGGCCTAAACACAGCAGCTTGACCAGCAGTTGTGCTACATGAAGTATTACCATACAACCAACAAGAATAAGGGTTTGGAGTATTATTTGGGCCTACTATAGCCAAAGTATTTGCATTAATATTTGTAGATGAATTAGCAGTTAATAAGTCAATATTAGTACTTGTGCTTGAGTAACTGGGCATTATTCTCATAGGTTGTGGAAAATTATGTTGCATATAATGATTATTACAATTAACTGAAAATCCAATTTCAAGAAAATCATTATCATCACCTTCTAAGGTATGAAAGTACCTCTGACATAAAGCAAGCTCCTGACCGAATGACCTATGCTCAAAATCTGTTGCCACGCTACCTACTTCTAATTGAACTCCTGTAATATAAACTGTTACTCCATCAGGCAATTCCATGAAAATTTCAAGGTAACTACTTGTTCCAACTGTTTTACCGCTAATACTAGGCAGAGTTACTGTAGAGGTATATCTTGTATAAGAGGTTGTAACACTATATGATAAATTTGAAAAAGCAGTATCTACAACAGAACTACCACCAGAACCAAAATTTTGTCTAGCATAAATATTATCTAAAGTTGTATTAGAAGCACCTTTTACATAAAAACTAAGAGTAAGAGTTTGACTAGAAAAATTAGATACATCCTCTAATTTGGTTCTAAAATAATCACTACTTGCTCCTTGCATTTGAATAGCTTTAGTAAGTTTTTTATCATCACTTATTTCATCTACAGCTAAAGATGCTTGTTGCACTGTAGCACCAGCATCAACATTCCATCTGTCTAAAGTATATGCTGTAGAAGCTAATGTCCCAAAATTTACTCCTCTTTGAGATATAATCATTGCTCCGTTAATTATTAAATTCCTTGCTGTACCACTTCCAGCATTAGCAAAACTTAAATTTCCAGCACCATCTGTAACTAAAGCCTGACCATTCGATCCATCGGCATTTGGAAGCTTAAATGCTACGTCATTTGCGTTTGGTTCTGTTGTAGGAGAGTTAAGTGAAACAACTTTACCGCCTGAGTGTTTGAGTGAAATTTTGCTCATAATTAACTAGGTTTTGGGTTGTCAGCTTTTACCTTTTCACAGGCTGCGTAATATGCTTCTAGTTTAGTCGAATCTCCCTTACTATTCCAATACATTGCATCTGCAAAATCACCTAAAGATGGATATAAAGGTTGTCTAACAGATTTATAAGCTATTGCAGCAGCTTCAGCATCTAGTGTCGCTCTAGCACTATCAATCTTATTTTGGTCAAGACTTACTGACTTCCCATCTTTATCTAAACCATAATTAACAAAAGAATCATCAATTGTTGTTATAGATGGATAAGCTTTTCTGATTGCTTCGTGATCTAAACCCATTATGCTGCCACCTCTAATGCTGCAACTGTTGAGATAGCTGTTGCATTTGTAGCAACATTGTCATTTACCCTTCGATTTATAAATACGCTTTGAGTGCTAAGTGATGCATGTCTAACTTTTACTCCATAAGTATGAGCATTTGTATCTCCTGCCGTATCTAAAAATATTAAGGGTAAACTGTTCATATAATAACCATGTGCTGTATAATCTCCCTTAGCTGTACATCTTGAAATATTTCCACTAGCATCACCTGTAGCATTTGTTAAGCTACTCCCATCTTTAGTCATAGTTAAGTAATTACAATGAATATCTCCTGTAACTTGATAAATTAAAAGAATTTTATTAGTTGCTGAACTTGCAGTTATAGAGACTGTTAAACCTGTAATAATACTAGATTCTGTTCCTGTAGCTACTGATTCACTAAAAACATCAGTTTTGACTGTTTGTTTTACTTGAAGAATTTTACCACCAACACCACTAGCTAGTTTTGCAGAGTTAACAGCATTAGCAGCAAGCATATCGGTATCAACAATACCGTCAGGTAGTCCTCCTACTGTGACTCCTGTAATAGTTCCGTTTCCGTTAATTGCTATTGGCATAACTATAAGATAACAAGGGTTGCGTTGTTTGGCACGGTTATGGTTTTATTATTAGCTATTGTAGGTGATACTGTCATGGCATTCTTACCAGCAGATAAAGTATAGTCTTCTGTAACATTTTGACCCGTTTCAACAAAGACCTGATCTGTTCCTCCTCCAGTAGCTCCAGCACCTCCACCAATCTCTCCCCAACCTGTATTTTTATATCCTTCAAATCTATTTTGTGTTGAGTTATATCTTAACTGTCCTATAGCTGCTGCTGGTTGACCAGACTGCCCAGGTTGCTGTGAGTCATTACCAACTGGGATCTTCAAGAACCCGTTTGAGTTCATGGTTACATCACCTGTCATCGTAGGTGTTGCTGCATTAACCAACCCTAAATTTGCCTGAGTTATATTTCCAATAGTTGTAAAAGTACCCGTTCCAGAGCTAACAGCAGTACAAATTTTCAATAAATTAGTTGCTGAATCTATATGTGGTTGGAACTGAACTACATTTCCTACTCCAGAAGGATCACCACTTGCTGAATTTATTGTTCTTAATGCTGTAAAAATATCATTTATCCCTGCACGAACCGCAGCACCCGTTCCATTGGCTACATTAAAATTATTATTCGTTTCTTTAGTTGTACTATTGACTCTTGCCATTTTTACAATATTTTATTTTATTTTATCACCCCTTACCAAATCCGACAGCTTGATAGGTGAAATTTCTATCAACCGAAGCATTTGATGAATTTTTAAAATGAACAGTAAATCCAGTACCGCTAATATTAGATAATTCAAAGAAATCTCCAGAAGCCATATTCTGTGCAGTTATACCAATTGAAGGTAAATTTGAATTTACACCACCGATAGCAGAAGTTCCCGTAAAGAAAGGATGATCAAATGTAATCGTTTTCGCAGCAGCATTATTATTTGAATCAACACTTCTTTCGGTTGAAGTGCTCTGTTCAGTTCTTCTCTGGAACGATGCTGTATAACCTAACTGAAATACTCTTATGTCTTGGTCAGGATCATCACTTGTTAAGTTCACTTTAAATTTAAAACCTCTGCCTTTATATGTTCCGTTGGCAAAAGTTTGAAATGGAGTATATGTAGGCGATCCAGAAGTGGGATCATCTTGTGTGACTGCAACCAACATTTCCGCATTTACCTTAGTAGCAGTAGCACCATCAAAATCAACTCTTGCATCTACATCAGAAATCGAATCAAACAAATCAGAAGGGAAAAATGCTTCTGTTAAGAAATGACGTTTTAAATCAAGGCTGAATACACTTCCCAAGTCTAAGAAAGCTGTACCAGGAGCACCGCCAAATTCATAGTTACCTAACGGTGCAATACCTCCAATATCATCTAAAGAACCAACAGCATCAAAATCTGCAATACTATCAAACTCTCCAATACCAGATAGATTTAAAGAATTAGTAGTAGCATCAAAGGCTACATTAGTTTTTATGCCTTGAAACTTAGGAACATCTAAATCTTCTCTTCTTGTTAAGGCTACTAAAGGTGCAAGATTATCAGGTAAATCTAAAATAACACTTGCTTCACCAGCACTAAACCTACCTCCATCATCTTGAAACTTTAAAATATACTCTCCTTCTAAATAAGGAACTTCAGCAGTTGTAGTATTTCCTGCTAAAGCTTCCACCAAGTCTGTAGCATCTGAAAATGTTGCCGTACCATCAGTTTTCGTAGAATGTCTTACATAAACACGACCACCATGAGTAACATCTAAATCAGTAGATAAGTTCCAACGTAATCTCACTAACTTATCACTTATCGGTTCTCCTGTAAGACCAGTAACATCTCCTGGAAGAGCAGTCTTTCCGACAGCATTAAAGGTAAAAGTTGTTGGTTGTGCAGAGGGTTCAAGTGAAGAGTTTATACTGGATAATTCAAATACATATTCACCCTGTAACGAATCTAATATCTGAAATTCTGTGCTTTTTGATCTGAGGGTTATAAAATTACCATCATCTAATCTGTAATTAAGTTCATACTCTATAGCCCTTGGAACGGGGTTAAAGTCTATATTTAATCTTGTTCTTGCAGTAGTGCCTTCTGTAAAAAATTCTTCTACAACATTTGGCGCACCAGGAGGATCTACCAGTTCATTTAATACTGTGATATTACGGACAGGAAGTGGAGAACCATCTTCAATAAACGCATATTTCCCTGCGTTATATGCTGCTGCTGTTACTGCATAATTATCTTTATCTTCAGTAATTCCTACAACTCTCCATTGAGTAGTCTGTAAAGTTGTATTCTGTAAAATCCAAACACTATTGATATTAGGTGCTGTATTAACTAAATTCCCATTTGAGTCTTTCATCTGAAAATTTTCGCCACTAGCAAGTGTTATCACTGCTCCGCTTATCGAAGCTACATTCTTGGTGCTTACCGTTCCATCAGGCATTATTACGCTAATTGTTGGACTGTTTGTAGCATCCAAATCAGTATCGGATGTATTATCTACTGTCACCGTATTTGTTGTTGCAGCACTAATCCTGCCTCCTCTCCTAAGCCCTGCTCTAACTGGATCACTTACTTCAATAACCTGTCCTGGCCTAACAATTACACCTTCCGCTAATCCTGTTGCAAAACTAATGGTTTCAGTAGAATTTTGCTCCTCAAAAAGAACAAATCGTCCTAATCTTCTAGCTTGATTTCTTGATGTAGTCGCAAAACCTGTAATCTTTTTATGAATAATTCCGTATTTATTTTTGGCGGTAGTATCTTCAACAGTTTCAAAGTTTAATTCTTGATTTTCCATGTCAAAGTAAGACACAGATACAACAGTGGATCTTGTTTTTAAGCTCGTTCCAGAATAAATAAATCCTTCGGCAGTTACATTTGATAGATTAAAAAGATAACTGGGATCTGTAGGTCTATCTTGAGTGAGAGTAAGAGATCCTGCACTCCAGAATGTCATACCTCTCATCACAGAACTGAGAGCCATTACAGTTTTAAAAGCATCTCCCCTTTTTTGAAGAACTACGTTACAGCTAAATCTAGGTTCTTGACCGCCATCTCCATCGTCAACTAATTCAGAAGAATAAACAGAAGCACTATAAAAAGCGTATTTATCAAGTTGAGTTTCAGTAATATGATTTCCTAACCCAAAACGAGGTTCTGTTAATAAGTTAAATAAAATCCAAGCTGGATCGGAACACCAATGTTTTGTCGTAGTAAGCGTTCCATTAAATGTACCACTATAAATTAATCTTCCATTTGTCTGATCTACTGTTGCATTATGTGGGATTTTTATTTTTACTCCACGAATCCTATACATTCTTTGAGGAACACTAGCAAACTGTTCCGCATCAAGACGTAAATACAAATGAGCTATATTAGGGTAAGCTCTTCGTTCATCTATTATTGTTGTCAAAGATGTCCATGAAAACGTATCTGTTACCCTTTCACTTGTACTATCAGCAGTAATTCTACCGACTTTAACTTGTATAGGAAAAGAAGCGTTATCCTTGATTGGAATGACAAAATCTCTACTGTATGCACTTCTTGACTTACCTCGAACTGTAAACTCCGACACCTGAGTAGGAATCAAACCAAAAAGACCCCCAGGTTGAATCGAGGTTTTTCCTCCTTGATTTTTATCAAAACGAGAAACCGTTCCATCATTTTCAGTAATTTCTATAAATATATCAACGGTAGTTCCTAAATTTTTTCCATCTTTTTCATTGATATTGACGAGAGCATCGAAACGAATCGTAACTCTAATAGCATCAATATTAGAATCAGTTACAGTTCTTGTTACTGGTAATGCGTTGGTTACCTTTACTCCTACACCTACTTCATTCTCAATTTCAGTGATAGCCTTTATATGAGTTTGATTAGACGTTCCAAATCGAGGTTCAAATTTTACTCTTTGAAAATTAAAATCAGCAGTTTGTATGTTATTAGAATCTGCACTTGGTCTTATAATTGGTGTTTTATCTAAAAATATATCTTTTAAAGCTGCCTGAGAATAAGCATCAGTTCCTTTTGTTAGTCCTGCTGCTGATGGAAAACCTTCAATTTCTCCTTCACTTATAACTTCAATAAGATTGATGGCTTGCCTACTTTGTAAAGAACCTAAAGTTATTGTTGCTGTACCACCACCACCACCAAACCACTTAAAAGGGTTTAGTTGAATTTCTTTTCGTCCTGCTCCAGAATGTATTTCAGGTATTCTAAACATAATTATCCTGAGTAATCGTCTGTATCAATACCGCCTGATACAACAAGCGATCCAGTAAATATTTCACCATAAACAACAGGAATAGCAACACCAGCCCTTATCGTATTTTGTACTCCATTAAATGTAAAACTAGATGGATCGTCCGAATCCGCACCAACATCTTCCGTAGGAGTTATCATTTGCGATATTCCTGATAATGCTAAATATATACCTAAGTTTCCTGCTGCTGCTGCTAACGCACCTCCTCCAGTAGTTCCAAACAATAAAGGACTACCTCCTCCTAAACCCAATCCTGCTGCTGGAGCAAACACCGCAACACCAATCAAAATTGCTCCCAATAAGAATCTTCCAAAACCTTTTTTCGCTCCCATAATTACTGGTACGATTTTTATTTCCTGACTTCCTGTTGGAATATTTAACTCAGTCTCATCAATCTCATAATCCCCTACTTTTACGCAATAATTCTGCTCCATCATGTGAGATTCTAAACTAGGAAAGTTTGCCAGTAAAAATCTAAAAGCATCTACTGGTGATGATACTTCTGCTTCAAAGGTACGCTTTCCCAAGAATCGAGCCAATCTACCGTAAACTTTAATTTTACTGAGCATAGCGATACCTCTTCTTTGTACAGTCTATATGGTCTTGATCGTAAAGTTCTCTACAGCTAAGTCTTTTCACACAATGTTGAAAAATAGTTTGATTTCCTAAATACAAAGCCACATGATCTAATTTACCTGTGTTTGTCGTATCCATAAGAAGAACATCACCTTCTTTTAAATCTATCGTATTTTCTAATTCAACAAAACCCAATCTAGGTAAAGCATATTCAAATAACGGATTTTTACTAAATTCTTTAGGGCTTTTAGGTCTAGGCCAATGATCTATTTGTATATTTTTTGTTTCTTTATACCAATCCTCAACCAGACTCCAACAATCCTGCACTCCCCAAACCCATTCTCTACCAATTAATCCTTTCTTATAACCAGAAGGTTTAAAATAATGCCATTGTTTTGTTTCTGGAGTGACAATATAAAAAGGTAAATCTAAATACTCGCAACTGGCTAAATCAGCTTCACTGGGATATGGTGGATGATTCGGATGACTGTGTATTACTGCTATAACTTCGCCTTCGTCTTCAGCTTTCATCCAATCATCAGGATCTAAAATAAAGTAATCACCCTGTTCTTCAGCAATATTTTTACAGGGATAATATTTTTCTTTACCTTTATGGATAGTCAATAGGCCACAAGCTTCCTGTGGTGAATCTTTTTGTGCGTGTTCTAATGCAATGTCTTTCCAACTCATTTTAAAATCCTAAAAATGCTCCAATACCAGGAAAAATATCTTTAGTAGCAATCCTTTGTGGTAGTTTTACATTTATTAAATCAAGGGCAGATTGAGCTTCCCATGTAACTATATCTCTTGTCTCAGTAACTTTACGATCCAAAAAATAAATCTCCTGTGGGAACTCTGCTGTAGGATCTGGTGTGCCAAAAGGATTTGTACCTCCTGTAAAATTTGCAGCATCTAAATATCGAGCAAGAGTTCTAATCCTTGTAAATGTTGCTCCGTTTAAATCATTTCCTACGGTGGTTTCATTAACATCCTGCATTATGGCTGTAATCGTTCCAAAGATATTACTTATTGATATTTTCGGTCTAGGTAAAGTACCTGTAGATCCAAACTCAAAGCCTGAACAGTCAATAGGAAATCTTAAATATGAGTTACCAGCCCAAACAACTTCTCCATTTGCATTTAAGTTTGCACCATTATGGAAACGATATAAAGTATTAGCACCATGTAATGCTGTATTTAATTGAATAGAAAATAATTCAATAACAGATCCAGGGCTTGTTGACTGTAATACTGAAACTGGTATTGCCATTATGGTTCAAACACTTGTTCAAAACTTGCTGTAACTCTATTTCTATCTATATCAAACATTTCTCTACTGAAACTTCTACATATCCATTTATAGCTTGTAGTTTCATCAGGTGGTGACCAATCAAAGGAAGTACCATTTTTAGCTTCATTTTCTAAAAATGTTTCTATTACATCAGCATCAGAGTCTTTTACATTGAAAGTTAAGTTCCAAACTTTTGGATCTTGATTTAAACCAAAGGTTGTTCTTTGTTGATAACCATCTCCAAATTGAGTAATACGTTGAATAGGAGCACTACGTTTTGTAGCGGAATATTGTGGATTGTAACTAGGAAAAGTAGCCATTATCTTGAAAGTAAACCTCCAGGTCTTTGTTGTTTCAGCAGTTCTCCTTGCACCGCAACAGAGATTAACGTACCAATTTCTTTAGCTGCTGCTTCATCACCTTGAACATCTGAACCTGATGCGTCTACATTAACAACAACATTGTTGGTATTGCCACCTCCAAGTTTATTATTTGGAATTATGTTACCTGATGATCTTGGAACGAATAGTTCTGGGCCTTTCTCTCCTACTATTGAAGGTCTGTTAACAGGGGGTCTACCACCATCTGCAAAATTTAAAAATCCTAATAAACCACCTTTCTTATCTGCCTTAGTTCCTAGTATTGAACCAAACAATGCTTGATTGAGTGCTACATCTAAAAATCTATCAGCGACATTATTTAAAAGATCAGACAAGGTAGATGTACCTTTAATCAACCCTTTTATGCCTTCTTTTATATCGTTTTGAATAGTTTCACCAACTGATTTAAAAGCTTCTGCTACTTTATCTGTTTCAGTAAAAAGTTTTTCGGTTAAATTTAAAGTTTCTTTTTTTCCTTCATTATGCTTATCAATTTCTGCTTCTATCTGTATTTCTTTTTCTAAAACTTTTTCTAAAACTTCATCAGAAGCCTTTTCATTTGCTAATTTATCAAATTCTGCTTGTGTTTGTTTTAATTTTTGTTGTAAAAGTTCTTCTTCTTTTTCAAATTGCAACTCAACTTGAGCTAAAGATTTAGCAAGTTCTTTATTAACACCTCCTTTCATTATTTCAGCAGTCCTTTCATTTAACTCAAATTCTTGTTGTTTTTTAAGTAATAAATCATCAGACTTAGATGTAATTTTATCTGTTTCAACACTAACTTGTTTTCTAATAGCAAACAATTTTTTTTCTATATCCAATTCTTTTTGTTTTAAACTTAATTCAATACTTTCTGTAGGAGATAAAGGATTTATAAAAGCATTTACTCCTCTTGTTTTTTCATTTATAGCATCTTGTCTATTTTGTAAATCTTGAGCTTCTGTATCACCTAAAGCTGCTTCAGCTTTTACAACTCTATTTGCATCAGCTTGTTCTAATACTTTATTTATTCCTGTAATTGTATTTATAAAGTTAAATAAACCAGCCGTAAATGCTTGTAATTTTGTTAAAGCTAAAGCAAATTGACTTCCTAAAATTCTTGAACTTTCCCCAAATTTCTTTAAAGCATCAACACCACGTTGTCCAATTTCTGCTGACATAATTTTTTGTGCAGCAATAAAAGCTGCTGTTTTACCTTTAAGTTCTTCAATTTTATTTATTTGTGCTTCTTGAACAGAACCTTGTAATCCAAGAGCATCTGTTACCGCTTGCGTGTCTTGGGTAAATGGCCCTAAAGACTTTCCTAATTCAGCAGCACCATTAATTAAACTATCAATAGCAGAACCTATTTGAGTGCCTACAAGGGATAATGCAAATCCAAATTGTCCACCTAATAAACCGCCAGCAAAACCTCCTAAAGCACCACCAGCAGATGCACCAGCACCCTGACCAAATAACAAAGGGAAAGCTCCACCAATTAATGCGTTTGAAGTAGCATTCTCTCTGGCTTGCATAGCACTTCGACCTCTACCTCTTAAATTATGAGCCATTCGGTTTAAACCAAAACGACCTTCTTGGCCCATTCCTAATTTTTTTTCTATTTTTAATCTTCGATCTTGTGCTCTTATAGTCTTTTTTATTTCCATAAATTCTTTTGCTCGTAAATTAAGAGTTTCATTAATTTGTTTATTTTGTTCTTGTTGTATTTTCGTTCCTTTTACTTTTGGAGCTAATGCTTTTTTTACTAAAGCAAATTCTTCTTTATTTTTTTCATTCATCTCTGTTATTTTTTTTGCTCTTTCATCAAATATTGCATTTTGTTCTTCTGCTGTACGACCTAAAAAATCTCTTGAAGATTTAAAGGGAGAAGAACTTGTGGTAAATTCATTTCCTAAACCTGGAGTTTTACCTCTTGCTTTTTCAACTAATGCTGCTCTTTGTTGTAAAACATCATTTACATCATTTTCAGCACGAACTAAATTTTGAGCAGCTTTTGTAGCTTGATCTGAATTTAAAGAAACTGAATTTAAGTTGGCATTAGCTTTTCTAAGAGCAGCACTAAAATTATTGACTGATGGTACAAAATGTGACGTTACTGATTTAGCATATTTTAAAAGCTTGTCATTACTTCTATCTATTGCTGCTGAATTTCTATCTAAGTGAATATTTAAACTTCTTAATTCTCTAAGACCTTTTACAGCTAACTGAATATCGGCTTTAGCCACAATTTTAAAAACAAAAGGTTACTTTATTTTAGCTTATCTCCTACGTTTTGCTTTTTCAAATGCCTTTTCTTGTTCTTCGTTAATTATTTGAAAATAACAACTCCAACCAATTATTTCATCTATTGTCATATTTCTTACCTCTGCTAAACTCTTTCCTAATTCTTTAGCTACACCAAACTGCAACATCATAAAATTATCTTTTTTTAACTCAGCCGTTAGTCTTTTGGGTCGATTGTATCTTCCTCACTATTAATTACAGCTAACATCAAAGATTGTAAATCACTATCTTTTACTTCATTTTTAAGAATATCTATTTCTCCAGCTTTAAATAATCTTTGACCATTTTCATCTAAAGCTTTATTTATTAGAAGTTGTAAAGCAAAACCATTTGTATCATCTTTTGATTGTCTTTGTGCTCTATCACGTTCTGCCATTGTTAATGGACTTACATACATTTCAAAAATAGAACCATCAGATAATGTAACTTCTTTCTTTTTTGGTTCAAGGTTTGCTGCCTTTTGTAAACGCTGTAATGCTGATAGATTACTTGCCATAAAAATAATATAATATTGATACCATTCTAATTGAAAACATAAAAAAACCCCAGTTAATCTGAGGTTTGTTAAGTTATAAAAATTTAATTTATGACTTAGATAAATCAAATACAGGTGCGGAGCTTGGTCTAAATGCAATTTCAACTAACTGTCCGTCATCTGGGTTTACGTTGAAACTCGCAGATGTAAGAATAATATCAGCTAAAATTGATCTACTCTTAGTATCATCAACGCTTCCACCAGTTAAAACACGGTCAATATAAAGCTTAACCTTTGCACCAGTTTGAACACGTTGTAGAACGTCTTTCACTAATCTTGTAGCTAAGTTTGTGTCATCATCTGTTGAATAAACACTTGCAGAACCACTACCATCAGCAAAACCAGAGATAAATGTTCTAAATGGAACAGTACCAGTTAATGTCTGACCAATCTCAGTAACATCAATTTCTGCTCTTGTAATTTCAAAACTCCACTCTCTTACGTTTCCTACAACTTCTGGTGCTGTAAAAACAATACTTGCAAAGTTAGATCCAAAACCTGAAGGTGCTGCGGAAGCTGTTAAAGCTGCTCCACCATTAGTTGCAGATAAAGTTAGTTCTCCAGATGCAGAGTCATAAGTTTTAACAAATTTTGCACCAGCAGCAATAGCATTTGTTACTGTCGCTCCAGATGGATATGTAAGCGTCACTGCATCTCCAACTTGAAAACCTAACTGTGTACCAACTTGTATCTGTGTTGTATCTCCACCTGATCCAGTAGGAAAGTCAGAAGCAGCAATCTGAGTTGAGCTTGTACCAGCAGGAGAATAAAATAAAGCTCCTGAAGTACCCGATAGAACTGTAGCCATTTTTAATAATTCTAAGGTTTGAACATACGGGTACTACCCGATATGTCTATAGGATAGCGTGAATCTAACTAAAGATTCAAGAAATTACTTCAGCTTGAAAATTTGTTTCTAATAATGAAACAAAGAATGGTCTGTCAGTGTCAAAACTAGGACCAGTAATCTCTCCAGTTCTTACATAAATTCCACTATTAGGTTTTCCTGTATTATTTATAGTTTGTAATGAAGTAAAAGCTGTATCAATAAGAGTTTGACTTCTAGCTGGCCCTTTATCTTTTTCAGCAAAAGTCCTGACAGTAATAATTCCTCTAATATTATCTAATGAAGAAGTTAATCCTCTTTCTGTTGTAAGACCAAATTGAATATTTACATAAACAAATTCACTATCGGCATCAGAAGTTACATCTCCAAAGTTATCAAAAAATACTGGAACGGCAGGAGATAAAGCTGCATAAGCTGTTTTAATTGGAGTTTCAAATTTTGCTCTAATTCCTTGATAATTCATTTCAAATGTTTTCCTTTGAATTTTTTTAATGATGAATTTAATGTAAGTTCTAAAGTATCTTTCAATTTTCCACCTTTTAAATATGTTTGAAACCATTCTAGAGGTGCTGTTTGAGAAGAAAACCCACCTGGATTGCCTGTGCCTGGATTAAAACCTCTATAATCTTCTGGTTGTAATCTTGAAGTTGGATCAAATTGAAGGCTTCTTTGTCCTTTTTGAGTTCTTGGCTTATCTCCTATATTCTTATTTCCAGCCTTTCCTCTTCTAAATCTACCTAATCTAGTATCTTGTGCGTAACCTTTACTTCTTGCTAAATTTGTAATTTCATATTCTATCGTATCTCTAGTTAATCTTCCCTCTCTTATAGATTTAACATTCATTTTTGGAGCTTTTACTCGTTTTGGTTCTCCAGGTCTGCGAGTTCCTGTAGATTTTTCTTTTCCTACTCTAATCTGCCAAGAGTTTGAATATCTTCCTGTCCAAGATGGTCCTAAATGTTGTAATTGTGCTACAACTTCTTCCGTAGCAAGAGGTAAAGTTTTATTTAATAAAGAAGCTGTCCATCTATTTACTTCTTTTTTTAAATCGGGAATTTCATTATTTGATCTGGGCATTATTGTGGCCTCGCTATTACTGTGTGCAAAATAGGATTATCTCCTCTTGATGTATTTATACTAATAATTCTTGCAACCTTATTAACACCATCTTGAGCATATTGAATCCTATCTTTAACTTTTGGATAATATGTTCCCAACTCTTTATTACCAAAAATTATCTTTAAATCATCTGACTGACTTGTACCCTCATAAACCGATCCAGACACGTTACTTATAATCGCCTTTAAAGAAACATTTGTATCTGATCCACTTACAGTTCCAGCATCAGTATCATAAGTCTGCGATGTTGCCGATTTAATATAAGTCACGTTAATTCCAAAACTATTTAATAACTGTTCTGGTAAAGCTTTAAAAGTACTATCAATTAATGACATATTATCCTCTCACCACTCTCATCTGAAAACTACCAGCACCACCTATCATGTACGATCCAAGATAACTTTGTAACCACGGGTAAACATCCATAATGTTATTTACAGAACCAGAACCCTGACTATCAGTATTATATTTAACCTGTAGATCACCTAATTTAGCTTCAGCAATATTTCCATTTGTTCCTACATTTCCTGTCATGGCATCAGGATCATTCGCTAATGCCCTAGCTAATTCAAATTGTGCATATTTAATATTATTAGGAATAACAGTACAAGATAATTCAACATCATCCACCTGGTAATTATTTCTAGGAAACTTCAATGCCTGTCCTGCATCACATCTATCACCAAAAAATACAAAACTATCAATCCATCTTGTAGCTGCTATTAATGATCTATTCTTTTGATCGTCTGTTTTATTTGTCCAAGTAGTTGAATCTGGAACAGTTTCAAAGTAATCATTAGCTTCTGCCAAGGTGACATAGCTATTTGCAGTTGCACTTGATAATGTTGCTGTTATAGTAGCTGCCACGTTTAATAATTAAATTTAGTTTTATTGTAGCGTAAAGAAAAAACCCCACCAATATTTGATGAGGTTTCGTTATGACCGACAATAATAATCTTACGATTAATATGTTGAAGTATCAAGAGGTGTGTTAACTGTTAACTGAACCAATGGTATTAAGTCAGCATCATATGTGATAGCCCACTTGTTAGCTGTAGCTAAGTTTGCATTGGTTGGGTTGTCAGCAGCATCATTCCATTTAGTACCCATAACGTGATAAGCACTGTGATAATCAACTGACATAACATCTTGCTTAGAAAGAATGTTTCTTTCAGCTTCGATTCTTAGTGCTTGCTGATTACCTTCAAGAATTGTTCCTGATGTTGTTAGGTAGCAGAAGAATTCAACCTGATGACCTGAAGAACTAGATGGTGCAACTGTGTTAACAGCAGAGTCAACAACAACTGTACAACCAGCAAATTCACCAACGGCTCTATCACTGATACCAACACCACCGCCACCCCATTGGATGCCAGTTCCAGTTGATAATGCAGAAGTTGAGAATGTTAACATACCAACCTGATATAGGTAGTAAGCAA